TCAATTCCTTTGTCAAACATTCCAACAATACCAACTCTATCTGGTCCAGGATTTGTGTAGACGTGTAGATTATTATCATCCAAACTCTTCAACCACTCCTCTGTACCATCAACACTAGCATCATTTAGTACAAGTATGTGATGGTCATTACCTAAGTCTTTAATAGACTTGTAACATAACTTTAGTAGGTCAAGGTTATTTCTACTTGGTATAACAAATGTTATCTGTTTCATAACGACTCCAATATTTCCATTGTCTTTTGGACAAATACTTTCTCTGAGTATTTTTGTTCAAACAATCTTCTTGTTTCTCTTGAACATTGTTCGTAAAATGCTACATCTTCTTTTAGTCTTATAGCTAATTCAATACCTTTATTAAGGTCTCCTTCTGCTATTGTAGTTTGTGGATGTAAATCTTTTTGTGGATTAACTTGGTCATAACCAATACAAGGTATTCCATGAAATGATAAGTTAAGATTGAATGTTCCTGCTGATGGTGTTCCTAATTGTACTCCAATATAAAATTTAGATAAGACATGAATCCATTGATACCATTGCATC